CAACGCTTCGACAACTAACCTTGTTGCTGTACTGTCGCTATACCCAGCTAGTTTCTTAGCTGTCACTACATCACCATTAGCCTCATCAAATAATACTTCAAGAAACTTCTGTTGATTTTCTGTTAGTAATCTAGACATTATTCTTTCTTCTTCCCTGCCATATAGTTAGGCACTTCTAGCTCTGGCCTTTGCCGCCTTCGTAAGATCTTTAAAGTGAACCACGGGTTTAGAACCTTTAGTATGAGTTTTACCAGAGTGTACGGAACCATTAGGCATTTTATGAGTACCCCCATTATATTTTCTCCCATCTTTAAAATAATGTTGTACGCCTTTCATATTATTTTTTACCTTTTTTCTTTACCATACCGCCTTTATTCATATAACCCATTTTGTTACGTACGGCTTTAGGTAGTTTCTTTAGTCCTGCTTGTTTAGGTGTAGGTTTTTTTAGAGCCATATTTTTATCCTTTAGCTTCTAGCTTTTCTATTTGGTGGATTAGATGCACCAGCTTTAGCCATACCACCTTTGTTATAGCCCATTCCTTTTTTCTTAGCCATACCGCCGCCCATATAACCCATAGACTTTTTAGCCATACCGCCACCCATCATCTTCATAGGTTTTTTAGCCATACCGCCACCCATATAACCCATAGATTTTTTATCTTTTTTCTTCATACCCATCATTGTGTTAAGCCTTTCCTGCTTTTTTGTTTCGTGGAAAAGATCTATTTTTAGATGCTGATCTCACTCTCAAGTTACTTCTTCTATTATCTAATGGATTACCATTCTTGTGATCCACATCTTTACCATCTCCCTTTTTAACTAAACCTGCCTTCATAGCAATACGTCTAGCTTTATTACGAGAAACTCGTTTCTTTATTTGCTCTGGTCTGCTTTTATAGTTAGCATTTTCTTTTTTGTAATTACGAGTAGCCATATTAAGTATCTACCTTTGAATTATCGTATTCCCAATATACGCACTTTTTATTTACAATAACGAAGTCAGGAAACTTTTCTTTTATGTATGGTATTCCTACTTGTTCCATACCAAAGTAACACTCTGCTTTAGTATCAAATACAGGACCGCCATATGTAGTACATTCCATAGTATACATAGAACATACAAGAACTAAAGGTGTAAACATTTTACTTTATGTTCTTCTGGATTTAGCTCCAGAACACTTCCATCGTTTGCGAGACAAGTTATTCGGAGTATTCGGATCATTTTGTTTCTTTTTAGAAAGCCTTTTCTTTATTCCTAGGCTTCTTGCACAGTAACTGTCTCCTTTAGATGTCCCTGCACGAACTCTTGGGCCACCACCCTTAGCTTTTCCTGCTTGTCCATAGCTAACTTTTTTACCTGACGAGGTTACTTTGACCCTTGCCTTACCTTTTCTAGGAGTTGCCATAATTATCTACGGGGCATCATAGGCATATAGTACATCGGATCTTCTGGTTGTGTCAAGTTGTCTATTACTTCTTTTTGCATACCTTTATCGCCGCGCAAATCTTTGTTACCGAAGCGTTCTGCCCTGCGATCTGGCTTTTCGTGGTGTCCACTGCCTACACAACGGAAGTCTTTCATATTTTTAGTAGAATAAAACATATTAATTTCCTGCTAATGGGTTAAGTAGAGCTTTTTTAATTTTATCGTCTAGGTTTTGCTCTAAAGTTTCTATCTTTTTGTCTAAACGATCTATTTTAGCGTCCATTCGGACTTCAAAAGCATTAATTATGCCTCTAACGTCCTCAATATTCTGTCGATTTCGTGCTTCTTGCTTTGACATATCAGTTTCGACTTGAGAAAGCATAGTTTTTACTTCTATATCTTGGGCATCTATGGATGATTCAACGTCATCTATGTCTAATTCTATGCGATCTTCTTGTTGATCCATAGATGTCTTAACAGAATCTAGTTTTTCATCAACACGAAGCTCTGTTGCTTCCATTAATGTTTCAATAGCAGCAACATCGTCCTTTAATCGTGTCTCTTGCTCTTCTATTGTAGTCTCAACTGCAGCTAAATCATCTTTTATGCGTTGCTCTTGCTTATCCATACTCGATTGTATGCTCGTTAAGTCTTCTCGAAGCTCAATTTTTGAGTCGTGGACACTAGCGGAGACATTAGCTACAGATGCTTTGATTGAATTGACTTGTTCTCTGATAACTTCATTGACGAGTAGGTCAGCTTCTTTGAGGTTATTGAACTGTTCACTAATAACAGCTAACTCACCCTCAACCATAAGCATATGGTTTTCGATGTGCGACAGATCAGGTGATACAAAGTTAGCTATCTTTTCTTCCATAGATAAATATCTTTGATAAGCTTCAAAGCCTCCCCAGAGTCCGCCTATGATTGTACCTATAAGTGGAATAATAAGTAAGAGCTTAGAGCCACCTACTTTTATACCTTTGTATTCTACTTCAGCCATACTATTTTTTCTTTATTTTAGTATTAAAAGATTTAGATTTCATAGCATCTTTACCATAAGTTTTAATTAAAGATTTATCTTTTTTGTATAACTTAAATATTTCTTTAATAGCTTTGTCTTTATCTTTGTTTCTTTTTTGAGTTTCTGGAGAATTTTTATTTCTTTCGGCAATAGCATCAACAACCATTTTTGCACCGCTTCTAAATTTATCTTCTGCTTCTGCAATTCTTTGATTTTTAGTTTTCTTTATTTCTCTTAAAGGCCTTGACGCTCTTGTAACAGTATTAACTACACTATCTATTGCGTTAGCAAGTCCTTTTCTTTTTTTTGCAGACTCAGATAATTTTGTTTTTTTTACTTTTGTCATTAGACTTTCCTATACGATCTAGTTTTCTTAGCTATAGTCTTAGGTTGTTTACTAAACTGTTTACCCTTTTTAGTATCTTGTCTTTTCTTTCGGGTAGTTGCAGCATACTCACTACTAGATAAAGATTTAATGGCGCGTTCAGGCAAATACCTTTCACCAGTTTTGCTAGAAGGTTTACCACTTTTAGTTCGCCATTTCTGTTTTGTCCAAGATTTTAAACTCTGCTGACTAGGCTTGAGTGCCACTATGTGTACCCTCCACCTTTAGCTTTATATTGTTTAGCTAGCATCTGGGCTTTACGCCCAGACCATTGGCCAGGATTTCCACCCTTGCTTCCTGCTTTTATACTGCTAAATAACCGTTTACGCATTGTTGGTTTAGTATAGTTACCAGCTTTGTTTACCGTTGATTTCTTTTTAACAGCCATAATTAGCTACCTATCTTTATTTGAGGTTAATACCGCCAGTGTTTGCTGCTAGACCGTCAACGACATCGTGCAACAAGAAAGCTAGTGCTGCTGTAGTTGAAATACAAGTAATTTTAAAACTTGAACCTACAACTGCGTTAGCATCAAAACCTGCAGAATCATTTGCGTCTGCAACTGCTAGGTTGTCACCGTCACCTTTTGGTACACAACCAAGAATCTTTTCTGATCCGTTAGTAATAATATCAACATCGTTACCTGCTGTTCCTAACATTACAAATTGATAAGTAGCACCCAAACAATCTGCACAAGCTGGGAGTGATAGAGTTGCTGAAGCATCCATAGCAGGGAATGTTATAATAGACCCTGATTGTGCTGCTGTTAGTGTAGTACCAGAAGTGTATGATGCTACCTGTGCGAGTACTTGAACTCGTGGTGTTCCGTCATCAAATGAAAATGTTGTTGGCATCTTTTCGACACCTTGATACATTGTAGTATTTGCCATAGTATATTTTCCTTATTTACTTTATTGGTTATATTGACTGTCTACGAGGGCATCCATCTTCACGTTAGAGCCTCCAAACAATATGAAAGAAGCGAAGTTATTATCGCTTATTTGGGTATCAGGCACAGCTAGGTCAGAGAAAAACCCTTGCGTATCTTGGAGTATCTTTTGATCGTCAAAAAATGTTTTAGCATTACCTAGTACCTGCATTACAAGGAGGGTTTTAAGTTGATTGTTAGAATCATACCTGCCCTTGTCTCCCATTTTTTTAACTATCTTACTTCCTGCCTTTTGTTTTTGGTCTTGTTTTTGTTGAGCCTTAGTTTGTTTAGGCTCTTCTTTCTTGTCTTCTTCTTTCTTTTCGACAGCCTTTTGTTTTTCTTCTTTAGCTGCTACTTTAGTTTCGGGTTCTTCTTTAGTTTCTTCTTCTTTTTGTGACCCTGGCTCTTCTTCTTTAGGTTCTTCTTTTACGGTAGATTCCGAAACCACGTCTTCGGATTTATCTTGTGGTTGTTCCATTTCTGATGCATTGTCTGAAGTCTCTCCCTCAGATACATTCGTATTTTCAGGGATGTCAGAATCTGCCATATTGTTATCTGCCACTTCAACGTTCTCAGTGGTCGAAGTATCCGTATCTGAAGGTTGCGGTAAGTCAACATCGGGTAAGTCCATTTCTATTTCTATATCTTGCATCTCGATGTTTGTGTCCATCGTAACGTCAACATCGAAGTCCATATCCATATTTATATCTAAATCCATATTTATGTCAATGTCTGGAATATCTAGCTCTAACTCTACGGATGCGTATGAATCTTCACCTGACATATCGTTATCAAAATCAGGTTGTACTTCAATGTTTCCATCTACATCTATATTGAAATCGTTATTATCAAATATGTCTTCCGCTATGTCTATTACGTCTTCGTCATATCCCCCAATAGCTATGAATGTTTCTATTGTTGTAATGTGCTGCGTTATAATTGTATTAACGACATTCCACAAAACATTTACTGTTACATCATCAAAGACGGGGCCTATTGCGAGATTTATGTCTCTGCCACCTATTTCAATAATAACTGAAGTAAGATTTCCGCCAAAATCAAAACCTCCAGTATATTCGGCATAACCTGTAGCTACTCCTGCGGCGGATAGTAAGTCTGTGCCAGCAAATGCTGAGGTTGTACCATCTCGTCCTGTGATGTGCATATAGATTGAATCTGCGTCATCTTGCTTATGCACCTTAATCGTATAATTTACTCTGCCGCCTCTGTCAGCCATATTCAAGTTCTGAACATCAACTGTCTGTATGAATGTTGTACCCATACCAGCTACGCCCATTGTACTTGTGCTAGAACCACTTCCAGTGATTTGAGCGCACTTATCAGTACCCAGGTCTCCACAGGTGGACCCAGTTGGCATCGAAGCTGGACCCTGCCCTCCCCAGTCAACATCCATATCACCTTCTTTAGAGGATGATACAAATCCATTATTGCTATCTAGTATGTCACCACTATCTTCATTTGTTGTAGTTGTGGTTGTTGTCGTTACTGTAGTCGTTTCAATTTCAGTTATACCTGTCGAGTCCGTACTCGATTCAGTTATTACTTCAGTCTCAATTAGTTCAATAACTGAAGGGGTACATAGTCCTACCGTAGTTGTCGGGCAAACATCCGCTAATAGCTGGGTGCTACAAAAGGAAAATGAGAGCAGCAAGAGGTAATACCCAAGTACCCTTTTTCTTATCTCCATCTGCACTTCTTTCTCTACGTTTTTCCGCTATGGCTTTTCGTTTCTTTAGTTCTATTTTCTTTTGGCGTTTTTCTTCTTTAACTCGAAGACGTTCTTCTTCTTTTAAACGTGCCGCCTCAACTTTATCTTTCTCTTCCTGTGCTTTAATTTTTTTCTTGAGTAGTATGGCTGCCTTCTTAGCTTCTAACTCTTTCTCAGCTATCTCAACTTCTTTAATAGCTCTTATGTCTGAGTCCTCTGGTATAAGTTCTACATTCTTATTCCAAGCTTCTAAGGCTTCATTACCTATCTTACCCATAAATGGACACGGCGTTCCAGCCATCCACATCGAATCAAACACCCGTGCATCAATACACAGGGTTGATATTGCCGCCACTTTCATACCCATACCGTACAAGCTACGCGCTAGTTTGATGCGCTCACAATTCTTATCGGTAATGGTGATACCCGTAGCTATTCCTAGCACTTGGGTTTGTACAGAAGCGGCGGCAGCCGATTTACATACGTCACTGTTATTTACTACAACAGATGGAGCAGAAGCAGTCGGTACAGATTTATCTGTGACCACAGTACTGCTCACTGTGTTACTATCGGCAGCGGATACTTCCTTGGCTTGTATTACAAATATGAATAGCAGTGCAAAGACTGCCAACATAAACCAAAAAAATATCCGCTTAATCATTTTATGTCACTACTTTTTAGTTCCGCAATTACACCAGCCATCTTGTAGCAAGTGCAGTACGACACCTAAAGCAATTAAACCAGCTAACCCTGCTCCACCGAGTAGAGAGATTAAGCCAATTATATTTTCTACTACGTTACCTAAGAACATCATATTCCCTGGTCCTACGAGTAAAGATACCACTATCGAGAGTGTCAGAAGTGCTACAGCGAGGTTAGTTAGCCCAGCCACAGATTTCATCATTCTATCCATCTGGCGTTCCTTTTTGTTGTTTCTAGTTTAGTTCTTATTAACAAAAGAAATAAGAATACTAACCGTATTCCCTTTCCCTGTCTGGGTCTAAGACTTCTTGCCTACTTAACCAGCCCTCTAAGTACATAGCCCTTTCAACGTGATCTAGTGTGTACGTCACACCAGTGTTACACTTTATTGCTTCCCGTATATAGAAAACATCAGATTTCGGGATATGTACACGACTAAAGGCACGAGGGTTGTTATCTATTAATGCTTTATAGAATTCTTCGAGTACATTCTCTGATGCATATAGTTGTACTTGCTTTTTGTTCATTGTCAAGTTTTATTTTATATTTAATTGTAAAGTAAAAAAGTACGCACTACATATTGTAAGAAAGGAAAGTTACAACACGTAGCGCGTAAGGTGGTTTATAATATTCCCCATATGAAAGAAATACAAATATAAACAATATAATTATGTGTAACATACAAAGTAAATAAGGAGGGAGAAAAAACTTTACTTAAATATGTTACACAATACATAGTGTATTTCAAAATACAAAAGCTGTCAAGTACAAATATTTAATATTGTTCTACTGTTATAACTTTAATGTATTACTTCCTTCCTCTTTGAGGAGGAAGGTATGTTATAACTTTAATGTAATACATTAGGGGGCTGCTACTGCTACGCAGTTATACTGATTTTTAGGGGTATGTCAAACCTTATGGCGAAAAATGTGCCAATGTGTCGCAGATATGTTACAGTATTGTCTTAGTGTTATACCATACTAGCAAATGTGATCACAAATAAAGTGGTTATAGGTATACAAACTGGTAGGTCGAAAAAACCTCGTGTGTGTATTTATACATATATAACGTACCCCTAACCCCCCCGTGGCCCACGCCCTCCGTCGATAATAAAAACAATAGCATCGGTCATTTTTGTGGGAGAAAATCCTATAAACTAGGGCTTAATCAGTACAAATAAATATTTTCTAGGCGTTGGTATGTGCTAAGTATTTATTATTATTACATAATAGAACAGCTCATATATCAGTTACTCTAATTAGAATCGTTCTAAGTAGTACGGATCTGGTTGGTTGGTCTGTTCAAATAAAAAAAGATATACAACACGCTTGCCCACTAGCTAGAATAACCTATGCACTCAACGCATACCGCTATGCACTATACGCATACCTAAACGGTCATACTGTCACGATATTACTGTCACATTAACG